TCAAAGTGCATATCGTCCGGCCTGCTCTTAAAGTCGCCGCCCCACTTGAGGCCATACTTTTTAGCAAGGGCCCTAATCATTGGTATTTTTTCAGCCGGGAAAGTGTCGTACTTTCCTAGCGGATGCTTAGTAGCGTTGAGATCGATGGCGGTCCCAGATGAGTGACACGAGAGTTTTGTAGGGTTGCCTCGCACCATGCGGTAGGCGTAAGCCCAATCGTCAAACGTACCCTCATCGATCGGCTCGATCAGCTCGTGAAACTCCGCAGCAAAGGCGGCCAAGAGAGGCCCAACACTCTCGGCGCACCTTAGCTTACGATCCGTACCCTTTACGGGGTAGGACTTTATTTTTATCTCGGCCGGATCTTTAGAGGCCGGGTAGCCATTATAGCTAGTCTCCATTACTCAAGAGATGCAATCTCGTCGGCAGTAAGTCCGAGTTTGGCGTATACGGCTTGGCGCTTGGCCTCTTTATCGGCTATTTCTTGATCGTTAATTGCTTTTGCTGCGGCATCTCTAGCTACATCTTTATTGTAGGCATCGATTTCCTCGGCGGTCATATCACGATCTACGCCATTATCGCTTATTCTTAGTGTCATTATTTACTCAATCCATAAATAGTGTATCGGCCGGTAATAGCACCGTTACCCACGTATAAGCGGATACCGGTAAATTGTGTTGTATCAGTTTGGAAACCGTACATTTGTGTAATTTTTGGAGACGTGTAACCGCCACTCGGTACTACGGAGTCACTCTGAAAGTTTGTAACCTCAGCTTTGTTAGGACTAAATAAATTTAATCTCATAGATCCGTAAAAACTACCGTTAATTGCATGAGCTACGTAAGGCTGAGTAACGTAGCTTGTACCAATACTCGTGCCTAAAGCCTCGGTAACTTGATCGTTATAGTTAGTAGTCGTATTTGTACCGCCTGCTCGTAAATTCATAAGTAAAAGACTTGTAGAGGATGAGGTCCAATACATCTCGATTAAGTAATCGGAGTATGTGCTAGAAAATACGCTATCGGCAATAATTTCGGTAACGCTTGTGAAACTAGTTTCGGACTTAACTACTGTTAAAGCCCCGGTACTTGGTGTTGCCCACTTTAATCCCGTCGCTTCGGCTGAGTCTGCCGTTAAAACCGTGTTGTTAGCACCGACCGCTAAACGAGCAAAAGTATCGGCACCTGTCCCGGGTACAAGATCACCCTTAGCATCGATAGCCGTGGCCATTGAGTTAGTAACGGTTACGGTACCGCTAGTACCGCCGCCGCTAATACCTACACCTGCGGTGACTCCCTCGATGTCACCGGTTGCCCCTGAGGCTACCCACGCGGATCCGGTGTAATACCATAAAGAGTTATTATCTTTTGTATAGGCAAATTGTCCCTCTTGAGGGGATGTAATAGCAGCGTTACGAGCTGCCTCACTTGCGAATACGTTAATACCCTGCATGAGGTAGCCATTTACATCTCCGGCCGTTAGTACCTCACCGGTTGTAAAGGTCTTAAAACCTAGACCAGCTGCCATCATTTCCTCCTAGTATGCTAATACGGAGGTATCGAGCACTCCATATAGTGATGAGTCTAATATAAAACCGTCGATAATCGGCTCTAACGTCGTAAAGCTAGTTTTCCAAGAATTAGGCGTTACTCGATGCGTTACGCCAAACACTTGTAAAGTCTGTTGCAGCGTAGAATTACCAGGCTGATTAGTGGTGATCTCTACCGGATAAAAAAAATCTAAACTAAGCGCGGCTAAAATGCCATCGTTATAATCGTCCATATATAAATCTAGCTCGATCATGTCGCAGCGAGTTTGCGTGTCTTTACGGCTAGCCACGTAAGCTCGTGCGTAATCGAGCGCGGCTTGGTCTGTATCCATTACTAAATTTTGTTGATTATATGAGTGCACAAAGTACTCATCGATAGAGTCCTGATCTTGAGCAAGCTGAGCCGTACCACCGATCTTAGTGATAGAGGCAGAGTTATAAACCTGCGTATCATCTAAGCGCCATATGGCGTTAAAGTAATTTATATCGGTGCCGTCGTCATTAAATTTAGTTACCGGAAAAGCCTGAGACTCAATACAAAAGGCGCGATCGTGTAGCTCTACGGATCCTCGAGCATTGATATACAAAGCGCCGTACTCGGAGATGGTCGCCGTTTGTAGCGCGGCTAGAGCGGTGCGAGGGTTGCCCGGGTCTGCCTGAAACACCGTATCGCCGTACTGAATTTCGCGCATCGATGGAGGCCAAGCGATCTCGTCGAGGATAGCGTTTACACGCTCGCCCGGTAGGTCGCCTGCCGCAGCTAGTGTCACAGTACTAATCTGAGAATTTTGGAAAAGTCTAAAAGCATCTACGGCGGTGATAGTTGTATAAACTACATCGGTAGCCATTTTAGGCGTAGTAGTTGTATAGCTAGTAATAAAGCCGCTAAACATTGGATACTCGACACCTGCGTATGTGCCGGTGATCTGTACTTTACGTAGGGGAGTCAGTAAGCCGTAGTAGGGGCCTGCCGCATTTTGAGGATTAAAGTCGCCATTTTGATCGACGATACGCAGAGTTAGAGTACCTGTTTGGAATACGTCTGCCTGCGCGTTACGGCCTCTCATAGTAGTAACGCCGTCTACTTGATTAGATACGTCTACGATCAAAGCCTCAGAGTCTGCAAGGATGTTAGTCCCTAAAATTCCTGTACCGAGGATCATCGATTGAGCAAAAGCCGGGCCCGTGGAAAAGTTAATAACCGCGTTAATCGTAGGGACGGTCATAGCGTACCTGCCACCGTTAAGGGATCTCCGCCGCGGTTGAGTTTTTGTATTGTATCTTGTAGCAAGGTAGCAAATTCGTCCGGCTGAGCTATAACGCCTGTATTAAAATTAAGGTTATAAGTAGCGGCCGCCTGAGCTGCATAACGCGCTCCACTTGCCGCAGCTGCTACCGATAACCCGGCCTCCCGGCCCTGAGTAAACGATCCTTGAGCTATTGCATTGGTTAGTGAGATTTTTGCTAGAGATGCTGCGTACTCTGCCTCTGCTCTAGCTTGATAATTAGCACCGCGGACGGCGCTAGAAATATCTGCTCCATCGACTAAAGCCTTAAAAAATTGATCGGTAACACTTGCACTAGCAAAAACGACATCCTCTACTAATTTTGCAATATTTGGATTATTTACGGTGAAATCTGTAGTGTTTTTAGGAATTGTATAAACCGGTGCACCGCCGTCGCCCGTACCAATATCTGCACCCGTGCCGACTTTTTTAAGTGCCGCAGCATAATCTTGTAATGCCTTGAGTCGAGCATCGTCGGCCGCCTTTTGCGCCGCTGCAACGCGCTCGATCATGCTTAACTCCTCAGACTCGCGGAGTTTGTTAAGTGTTAGAGCTGCATTAGATGTTTTACTTAAAGATGCGAGCTTAGCGATCTCGGTTAGTTGGATCTGTATACGCTCGCTATAACTTTCCTTGGCGGCTAACTCACCGGCTGCGGTAATAGCTGCGTTATACTTACCGAAGGCGGCTTGTCGAGCTACCTCTTTCTCGTTTTCCGCCATCTTGCTATCGTTAATAGCCTTTAACTCTGTAAGTAATTGAGTGTTAAGAGCCGAAAGAGTTGCCTCGCTAATCTGAGTAATACCGGCTAACTTGGCCATGTCTGCATTTTTTTGGAAAGCCGCTAGCTCGCCGATTTTCTTAAGTGCAAGCTCGCCGTTATCCTCCTCGATAGCTTGTAAAGCCTCAAGGCGTAGGATCGTATCCTTGTCATATGTAGCCCGTAGAGCTGCGGCGATCGAGATGCGGTTAGTATCAAATACGGCCGCGGCCTTTGATAACGAAAGTTTATTTTTCTCAGCAAGGGCCGATTTCTTTTGGAGCGCTAGTAATTCTTTAGCTCGCTTAGCTGCATCCGCTTCGGCCTTGGCCCGGGCCTTGGCATCTGCCTTTTGTGTATCTTGGTTGCCGGCAGAGAGTGATCGATTACCAAACCCGCCGGGGATCTTGCCCGCGTTGAGGCCGTAATACTGTTGCAGGATCTCGCCGGCCTTAAGTCCTACCGTGGCATCGATGAGCCCGGCGATAGCGGTACTTAAGGTATCGATTTTGGAGATGGTGTCGTCGATAGTCTTACCACCGGATAGCGCGGTCAGAGCATTAATTAAAGATTTACCGATTTTTTCGCTTGCATTTTCGGATGCAATAGCGAGTTTATTCATAGAGCCTACGTAACTATCGGCGGCTACCTTGGCTTGTCCTGCGAATAGGACTTGTAGGCGCTTTTGTACTTCCTCAAAATTTGTGGATGCTAGCTCGGCTTGAGTAAGACCAAGATTAAGAGAGCGTAAGCCCTTAAAATTACCTACATATGCTTGGCTTAATATTTCGCTAGTTTTAGCTAAGTCGGTACCCGTACCCGCGGCTACATCCATAGCAAGATTTAGGATTTCTTGGCTCTTAGATACCGAGCCCGTTACCTGTAAAAGCTTAATCATAGCCGGCTGCAGCTGATCTCGATTTACGCCGGTCGCCGCTTCGAGCTTGTCGATGTACTGATTAATCTCAGGGGTAGCAAAAGCTAAACCTAAATTACGTACGGAGGTAGTTAATTGTGCTACCTCAAGCTCTGAGGCTGCAAAAGCTTTAACGGCATTTTTACCATATTGCGCTAAAGCCGCGGCGCTAAAAGCTAGACCAAAACTTTTAGCTAGATTTTTTACGCCCTTCTCAAAGCCTTGTATTTGTTTTTGGCCTTTAGATAAAGCTTTACCGTCAAAGGTTGTAACGGCATTAACGAGTAAATCGGGTAACTTTGCCATTATGCCGCCTTGTCGTAACGGCCTTGGTTAAAGGCAGCTATCGTATTTTGTATAGCTTGTACTACCGCAGCTTGAGCTTTGCCTTGATTTTCTGCCCAAGCTCTAAAGATTAAACGTCCTCGGCTATTACCTTCACCGTATAAAGGACCCATACGGCTAACAAAGTGAGCACCGGCACCCGGGTTATTTGATCCGCTCTTAGGATCTCCGCCCGGGTTTTTACGTCCGGCGGTCTCGTAAATGGATCCACTTGCCGAGGCGTTAGCTACGATGTATCGAGAGCTCCATCCATTACGGTTACGCTTGCTTGGCGCTGCGGTGTAATAAATACCTTTACGTGCTACCTCAGCTTGATAAAGAGGAAAACGGCGTAAACGTCCCTCACTATTAAAAGTACGAAATGCGGAGTTACGGGCCGTGATCTTTCGAGTGTATTTACCCTCGTCCCAATTATAGAGTCCACCCGGCGCAGCGGTAGGCGCGTATTCTCGAGCCTTGTCTCGTATCGGGATCATGATGCCCTTAATCTCTTTATTCATCTCTTTAAGTAGCTCGGGATCTATTTTACGGATCGCGCGCAGAGTCTCTTTAACGCCGTCTAGCTTTACCGACATTTTTAGACTCCTCCGCTTGCTCGTTTAATACCTTTACTAACATCTTAAACATCTCGGCATCTAAGTCGAGTATCGCTTGAGGCGCGACCCCT